ACCGGCCCGCAGAACGTGCCGCCCCACGTCCATCAGCCCGTGGTCATCTATCTAGGCCGGGCGGCCCAGGTATAGGATGATCGGCTGCCAAATATGCTCCGGTACGTTCTTGGGGCCGGTCGGGACGGCATTGGAAAAAGCAAACTTGGGCAATAAATAGTTGCCCGATACCACACTATCCACAGAGGCAACGACAGTCTTCCTCGAGGGATCCTTCCCCCAAAGCCCGTCTCCATAAAAACCGTATCCTGTACTACCCGGCGCAGGGAGCACAGCGAAGTGACCTTCAGCATCCCGAATTTCATCTCTTCCCCACGCGCCCGCCGTCCCATCCGCTCCGAGCACCCAATTTCGGAAAAACTGGCCGCCGTGGAGAGGAAGGTATAATCCCGTGGGGTTAGCGCTGTTTGGCCTGAACTTGCCAAGGTTGGCCGCCTGTTCTTCGGTATCGGCGTCCCAAGGCATGACAAGGCCGGTAAAGCCGCCCTGCTCATAAACCTCGCCAAACTCCGGCCAGTCCTCGAACGCCACGAAAGATCCGTCCGGCCAGGCGTGGTTATCGGGCAGCACCGTGGAGCGGTGGAACTTAGGCGCGCCGATGGACAGCTTGCGCAAAAAATCCAGTTCCGTGACCGTGGCGTCCGCCTTTTGAATGACGGACAGCACGCCGTTTTTGTCCACGGTGAGCGAGGTACCGTCAGGTTTAATGATACCCGCACGGGCTGCTGTGGCTACAAGTACGGACAACAGGCCCGCCGCTGTAACGTCGAGGCCGGAACCCACCTGTACAAGGCCGGGAGCCTTGGTGGTGGCAATGGGAGCCTTGACGCCGATAATCTTGACGATGGCCTGCCAGAGCTGCGATGTATCAGGTTTGTCCAGCTCCAGGCCCGCCTCCGTCACAACCTTGACCAGCTCTTCCTGAACGCTGTTCAACCAGTCCGCCGTTACGGTGGTGGCGGCTACGGGGATTGTGGGATCACCCTCGGTAAATTTATTGTCCGGGGTAGCGGTGCTGCTGTCGATCCTATGCACGGGGATTATCCTCCAGATAACTGATGAGCCCGATAGTATGCGCGGGCTTACGCCAATTGATGATGCACTCCAGTATGGGATCGCCCCAAGTGCGCAGGGCTTCGCCAGCGACGCTTTGCCCGGACCGGAAGGTACGTGATACGTCGCCCGAGGCCTCAACCAGAAAGGCAAAAACCCATCCGCCGTTGGTCAAAACGTCTCCCGCGCGGGAGCGCCCGGCCTTGAATTCGCGGAACTCCTGAATCTCCACGGCATAGCCAGCCAAAGATGCGTAGCGTTTGAGCCACGCGCGGGATATGCCGCCACGCTCCAAGAAAGCCACTGCCAACAGGGCAATACGTTCCTGTAGGAGCTGCCCGCCTGCTGCGCAGGGGCCGGGCAGGCCGTAGACGCGTTCCCAATCCGGCAGCCATTGCTGCCAGAGCCACGGGCGTAACGCGCCCAGCACCGCCGCGCCGTCCGTTTGCACCCGGTCCAGCTCCCGGCCTTCCATGGCCAGCGAAAGGTTCTGGCGCGGCGCGTTGGCGTCGTAAGATACGGGCGGCAGCAAGGCCGCCAGCAGATCACGGTGCGGCATCTAGAGGGCCTCCAGGGTCAGTTCACCAGGGCGGCACCATTGCAGGGCTGTCGGGGACGGATTGGCGGTGGGATCGCGGATGGCCACGTCCGCCACGCCCTCCAGGCCGGAGACAGCAGCAATGCAACGGGCCAGGATCAGCGGATCGCCGGGCCGGAGCGCGGAGAATTGAGCCAGCAAAGCGTCCGCCACCGGGCCGCGCAGGCTTTGCAGCGTAGCCGTGCCGCTGACGCGCAACGCAAGGGTCATATCCACAGACAGCAACACGGGCGCATAAACTGTCGCATGTGCGCCCAAGGGACGCTCCGTGTCTATGTGGGCTTGGCAGGCCTGCACCACGTCCGCGCCGGGGATGCCGTCCGCGCCGGTTATCACCACGTCAACCGTGCCCGGCCCCTGCCGCAGGGGATAGACTTGCGCGTCGGTCACACCGGGCACCTCCCGTGCCCAGCGGCGATAGTCGGCCTTCGTGCCGCCGGATGGCGGATTACGCATGTAATCCAGCAGACGGGATAGCAGGTCCGCGTCCGTTTCCGGATTGGTGCCGCCCTCCAAGGTCAGCAATGCACGTGATTGCACTCCGGGCGGCGCGGCAATCAGCGTCACGGGAGCGGCGTCACGGTTCGGCAATGCCCCGGCCTGTATGGCTTCACAGGCAGCTACAGCCGTGGCGGCGTTGTCATCTCCGGTGAGAGTCGCGGCCTCCGTGCTGCGGAACGCCACCTCATCGGCGTCTTTGACCTGTACGCCAGCCGGGACCACGGCCCCGGCTCGGCCCGTAAAGATCAACGTGCCCGTAGCGCGGGTGGCTGGCTTGTGGGTAATGCCACGCAAGGCGCAGTGTTGCTCAAGATATTCGGGGTCCGCTGTATCGGGTATTAGCTGGCGGGCCTGCCACGCCTGATAGGCATAGAGCCCTTCGGAGGCCGAGGCCGTGGCGCTGGCGCGGATGTAAAGGTCACTGTCCGTTTCCGTATGGGCCGTAGCGTCCAGATTGCGCGCGTCGCGTAGCTGCCGCTGCCGGATTTCATCAAAGCTGGGGATGTTATAGGGCACGGTTAGCCTCCCACAACCACAAAATGCTCAAATGTGTAGGCCGCGCCGCTGGCGTCTTCCACCGCCACATGCAGGAGGCAGCGGCCATTATGCGGCTGGTCCACCGACACTTCGATGGATCGCGCCCGCCCATCGTCCAGCAAGGTTTGCAAAGCCTGCTCCGCATACTGGCGGGCCAACACCCCCACGCGCGCCACGTCTTTTTCGCGCGCCAGCTCGTGCAAGCGGCTGCCCAAAGAGGGATCAGCCCACCAGGAGCCGCGAGGCGTTTGCAGCCGCAGATAAACAGCATTGCCAAGATGCCCGATGCGCTGGCCGGTGTAGTCGCCGGAGAGGGGATCAAGCTGTGCGTCCATGGCTCCACAATAGTGGAGTCATGGACGCAAAAAAGGCTGGTGGAGTTCAGCACTTCCTGAGGGACGCTACTGCGGCTCGCCGGTGGTGCCGCCGCTGTCGCCGGGATGGGTATGGTGCATCTGGCTCTTGCCTCCGGCAATCTGGTCGCCGCTGGAGGTGTGGGAGCCCACTTGGGTAATGTCGCCCTGGAGCCGGACGCTGGCCGTCATCTCCACACTGTCGCCTTTTTCGCCGGTGGCGGTCATGTTGCCCGTGACCGTGGTCAGGGGCGTGTCCAGGACAATACCTTGCCCGGCCTCAATGATGGCGCTGTTCTTGGCCTTGATGCGCAGATCGTCACAGTCGATGTCCACCACGCGTCCGGCCTTGATATGGACGTAGGCTCCTTCCTGGCTGTACATGCGGGCCTCGCCCGGCCCCACCTTGAGGCGATAGGCCCCGTGCTCCGTGGCAATGACCACGCTGGCGCTGCTGCGCCCGGCCAGAGGCAGCACAATGAGCTGGCTGTCCGCCGGGATGCCCGACGAAAAACCGAACTGCTGCAAGACTTCCACGGCCTGGGCCTGTTCCCCGGCCAAGGCTTCGCCCTGGGCCAGTTGCAGACCCGGCCCCCCGTCGAGCGCGGAAAGCCGGGCGCGGTACGGCAGGCGCAGGGCGCGCAGCGCGCGGCGGATACGCTCGTCAATCATAGCGGCAATATCCATCAGTCCTCCAGATCAAAGTCCATTTCATCACCGTCGCTTTTCTTCTTACGTTTTTTAGCCTTTTTGGCCGTATCCGGCAGCCAGACGGCCCACGGCTTGAGCGTCAGCATTGTTGTGCGTCCCTCTCTCCCGCCGAGCAACGTGCGCCGGGCCAGCAGCAGGGATATGTCGCAGAGTTTTTCCACACGCAGACGAATGTGCATGCCCGGCTCCCAGAGCGAGCCTGAGTCCGTGCGGTGCCCATGTACCACAGCCGTGAAGGTCAGGCTGTCAAAGACGCCGTCCGTGATGATCTTGCGGGCGCGGGTGCGGGCCATGGCCACGCTGTCCACATGTCCTTCGTCGCGGATCAGGGGGCGGTAAAACCATGCCCCACCGTCCTTGACCGTGGCGCGTAGGGCGTTCTGCGCCTCGTCATCCTCCCCGCCTGTGGACTGGCCCAGCACCGTAACCTCGCTGTGACGGCGATTGCAGGATTCCTCCATATCGAGAGCGATGACATTATTTTTAGTGCCAGCGCTGCTGTCGATGGAGCAAATCAGTTCCGCGTCCACGACGCGGGAGTAGTCCGGCGCGGCCACTCTGAGGGTGCCGTCCGGGGCGAACCAGGGCCAGAGGCCGCTGGCCTCGGCCGCGCGTTGCAAGGCTTCCCAGGCGGTCATCCCCGGTTCGATGCTGACTTTTTTGAATGCCGCGCCACCGGGCTGTACGTCGATTTTGTCCACGCCCAAGGGGCGGACCATAGTGGCGCAGACTTCGTCCAATGCCACCTCGCGCTGGGTAAATACCGGGGCCGAGCAGTCCAGGAGGATGCCCGCGCCGTCGCGTCCGGACAAGGACAGCTCCAGGCCGTCGCGGGCAATGCGGCGGCGCAGGGAATCCACCCGGCCCGTGAGCGCGAGGCTGTCCCCCACGCGTACCTCAACCTTGGCCCAGGGACGCACGTAGCCGGGCAGTTGCGCGGCGGGGATGCCCAGGCTGACGCTCCATGCGTCCGCCGGGGTGAACAAGTCGCTGTCAAGAGACAAGCGCGTCCAGTCCCGGTGCAGATGGCCTTCGATGGCCACGCTGACGCGGTCACTCTCAACGGGCATAGACAAGCACCTCCTGGCCCTGGGCTATAAAGTTGGGATTGCGTACCTGGGGATTGATGCGGGCCAGCTCCCCGGCGCGCGTGTAGTCGCCATAGAGGCGATGCGCCAGCAAATGGAAGTTGCAGGGCTGATCCACTGTACGCATGACCAGCGGCGGGCGGGCATTGAGCGCGGCCTCTCCCAGCTGTTGCACGGCCTGGGCGGCGTCGCGCAGGCACTCGGATATCGGGTGGACCACAGCCTGCGGCAGGCTGGCGCGCACGGCATGCAGGCAATCTTGCAGACGGTCGCGCGCATTGCCCGTGAGGCTTTCCACCTCCGCCGGGGTCAGGGTGGGCGCGGCCAGCTCGGCCACAAGCGTGTCGCGCGCGGCCTGGGCGTAGACCTGGGTTTGCGTCAGCATGGCGTGAGTCGTGGCCTGCCCGATGGGCGTCTGCGCGCTGCCGGGCTCAGGGATCGGGGCTGTCGCGGATGCCGTGGGCGGCTGGCGGATGGCCAGCACAGCCTCCGCCCGGCCCACGCTGCCGCTGACCGGGCCGCTGATCCACGCCGGGCCGTAACTGTTGGCCCCGCTGGGGTATGTGCCGACATTCTCGCCGCTGCTTACGTCCAGGCGCGGCAGCAGACCCGACAATCCGCTCAGGGATGCAAAGCCGGACACCCCGCCCACAGTGGACGCCGCCGACTGGATACAGGCGGACAAATCCGCCACAAAGGCGCTGGGAAAATCCAGATAGGACATGGCGGTGCGCGCCACGCTGCGGGCGCTGTCATAGACCATGAGCAGGCCGTCCAGCTCCGCCAGAACGCGGTTTTGGAGGCTGGCCGCCTGCCCGGCCACCTCGCCCAGAGCTGTTTGCAGGCTGGCGGCGCTGTCGCCCAGCGCCTGGGCAAGGCCGCCCAGCAAGGCGTCAGAGGCGCGCTCGGCCAGAGAGCGCGTGCTCTGGTCAGCGAAAAAGGGATTGTCCGGCGAGGCTTCCACGGCCTCAAAGCTGACTGTGGCGTAATCCGGGCGATCAGCCTCGTGGCCCACGTCCCAAGTGCGGATGGCCACTTCCACGCTGCCGAACACCGGGTGGATCAGCTCGCCTTTGCCCTCTTCCTCAAAGGCCTTGACCAGGGCACGCAGGCCCGAAAGGTAGTTGACGCCCCAGAACACCGCTTTAAGGGGGATGACGCGCGCCTTGCGGCCCAAGTCTTCCACCTCCGCGCCGGAGCGGTAGGGGTATTCGTGAATGGCCAGGGATTTCTCACCCTTGTCGCTGACGGATTCGACCTGGAAGGGAACGCCACGGAACGAGGCATCAAGAAGGGATAACCAGGACATGCGGCCTCCTAACGTCGGGTGGCTTGGCGGAGCTGTACCTGCTCCACCTTGCGGGCAATGACTTCGCCGTCCATTTCAAGCTGGATATTGAGCGTTGCTGCAAGAGGCTGGTTTTGCATGATCTGCGCGGCCTGGAGTACCGTCCGGGTAATATCGGGCTGACTCTGAGCGCCATTTTCAGGCTGCGGGGCCGGGGCCGCCTCATCATCGTCGCCGAAAAACCAGCCGCCCAGCTTCTTGCCCACCCAGGAGCCGCCGAAATATCCGGCAATGCCGCCTCCCAGGCCGCCGATGGCCCCGCCGATAGCCGTGCCGATGGGGCCGAGAAAAGAGCCCAGAGCAGCGCCGCCGATGGCTCCGGCCTTGGCGAGAGCCAGCGATCCGGCAAGGCCCCCGGCGGTTTCCGTGTGGGCCTCATTCTTCTGGGCGCGGGTCAGGGAGTCGTCCAGTTCCGTGCTTACGGCGTCAATGGCTGATCCGGCCACAGCCAGCACGCTGCCCGCTTTGGCCGCACCTTTAAGCAATGCCGCCCCCTTGCCGCCCGCTGCCGCAGCCGAGCCTCCGGCAGCGCCCACGCCCTCGGCTGCGGCCTCTACTGCTGTACCTGCTGGGGGCGTGGGGATAGCTTTGCCGCCGCGAAGCCACTCCAAGAAACTGAAAGCCGCGCCGCCTGCGGCCATGCTGCCGCCCACTGCTGCCGCTCCGGCCAAGCCAACTGATGCAGTGGGGTTTGCGGCCATGGCGTCCGCAGTCCACCCTAGTGCGCTGTCCAGTTTGCCTTTTACATTGGCAAAAAAGCCGTCCATGGCCGTATCCCAAGCATTACCCAAGGCATCGAACTTGCTTTGCGTAGAGGAGGTTACCACTTCAAAGAACTTGCTGACTGTGGCTCTGGGGTCTGTTTGCACGGCTTCCAGCAGTTCATTACGCCGCTCGCCGCCGTTGGCCATAGCCACTGCCGCCCGCCGGGCCTGGGTGTCCCCGATGATTTGCCCAAAAAGCTGGCTTTGCCGGGCGGAAAGTTGGCGTTGCAGAGCATCTCGCTCCACGCCCTGGGCTTTCTCCATGCGGGCGTTCAATGTGCGGTAGAGCTTATCCTTTTCGACCACGCCTTTCTGGATGGCATCCACAAAGGCAAGGTTCATGTCTTCGCCGCCAGCCGCTGCCTTTTGGTACACCTCGGCGAGGTAGACCTTTTTCTTTTTGAGGTTTTTGTATGCTTCCGGTGAGTTGCGAAATGATTGCAGATTGGTGTAAAGCGTGGCGGCCTCGGCGCTGCTGCCCGATGCGTCGCGCATCAGCTCAAGGTTCGCCAGATGGTAGGCCGTGCCCTTTTTACCCAGCATATCGGGCGCGCTGGCGAAGATGCCGGGCAGGTATTGTCCCATGTCCTTCGTTTCAAAACTGCCCGCGCTACCTGCGTTGGCCATCATTCCCAGAATTTCTTCCGCATCCTCTTTCGAGAACTGCCGGACTTTAAGGCCCGCCGCCACAGTTTGAGCAAGGTCTGCTCCAGAGGAATTGGTAGCAGTGGCCGTGCGTTGAATTCCGGGCAGAATGCTTTTCGTTGTTTCAAAGTCGATGCCTGCACCAAAGAGCGCGCCGCGCGTGGCCATGGCGCTGTCATTGGTGCCGCCGCCGTACTTGACTGCGGCGGCATCCAGGCCCCGTAGCTCTGCCTTGCCCGCTTTGATAGACGCCGCGTCTTTGCGCTCGCCAAAAGCCACTGTGGCGTCGTAAAGATACTGTTGTTCCTTATCCACAGGACGCTGGATAGCCGCTTTGGCGGCCATGCCGCTCGCGCCCACGGCTGCGGCGGTCTGCCAGCCCTTATCCAGGCCGGGACGCAGTTTTTGCAACAGCCCCACGGCGTCCCGCAGGCCCTTGCCCACCCCACGCATGGCGCGGGCAAGGCCCGTCGCGCCCCGTTCCGCGCCCCGCAAGCCGGATTGCGCCTCCCGCGCGCCACGGGCCACGGCGTCCATGCCACGGGCGGCCTCAGTGGCGTCACGGGCCACGCGTTTGACGGAGTCCGCCCGCCCCACGGCATCCACGGCGTCGCCCGCTTTTTTGGCGTTTTTACCCAAGGCGTCCAGCGCCGTACCGGCGGGCTTGCTCAGATTGTCTTTGAGCTTGAGTTCGGCTTGTACTTGCAGATCGCTCATGGGCGTTTCCATTTTCGCCAGTTCTGGCGCAGGCTTTGCACGCGGGGCGTGCCCCTACGCTGGACCTGGGGGTACAGGATTTCCACAAAGGCTTCGGCCTCATCCACGGACATGGCGCGGATTTCCGCCAGCGCGAAGCCCTGCCGCACCAGCGCGGCCTCCACTACGCGGAGGGGGCGGGCTGTACGCTGGCGGCGGCGAGCTTTTTTAACAGGGATTCCTCGACGGCGGAGAGGACGCCATACTCAGTGCTGGCAAGCCTGCCCAACAGTTCCGGGGTAATGGCCGGGGCATCCAGATCGCCCAGACGGACAAGGCAGGATGCCCATTTGTAGCGACTGATGCGAGCCAGACTGGGCGCGTCCCCGGCGTCGGCCTGGGCACTTTCCAAAGCGCATTCCACGTCTTCCATAGTAGGCAGGCGCATTTCAAAGTCCTTGTGCCAGACGCCGCCCACCTCAATTCCATATAAAAAAGAGCCTTTTTCGGTCAGCATGGCTTATTCCTCCACCCGGTCAACGGCGAAAAGTTTGATATCCCGCTTGGCCTCGCCCTCGGACTCATAGGCCGGGGAGACCTCCTGCACCACGCAGCCGGTGTAGGCCGTGCGTTTGCCGTTGCCGGAAATGGGATAGATGACCATTTTCACGTCAAAGGCGTTGAACCAGTCCAGTTCCTCGCCGTCCACGGGAATGGGCACGGAGGCCGAGATTTCAAAAGTGGCCACGCCCGTGGAATAGCCCGCGATACGGCGTTTGCGGTTCATGGTTTTTACGGGCTGGCGGCCCGTGTTCTCGGTGACGGAAAAACTGCTGCACTCCACCTCGCGCCCATCCACTTCCAGGACGACAGCGCCTACATATTCCTTGATTGCCATAACGTCTCCTTTCGCGGACATGGGATGAAGAAGGCCCGCACCGCCACAGTAGTGGCGGCACGGGCCTCAAGAAAGGCTGGCGAAGTTCAGCGGTTGGCTAAAAGGATTCTTTGGCTTCGGAAGCCTTCTTTTGCATATCCTGAAGCGCCGCGAATGGTGCGAGGAATTGGATACCCAAAAGGTTTCCCGCGCGCCGGACTTCCACACTGCGGAGATCACGGGGAGCCTTCATGGCGAAGTCCGCAAAGCTGGCGATGCTCTTATCCTTCGCAATGGGCTGAGATTTAGCGGCTTCATAGAATGCGTAGATCAGCTCCGGGGCATTTTGTGATTCGTTCTCGAAATTGACGACGGCTGTGGGTATGGCCTTGCTACCCTGCTGTCTGGCGATATGAATAACGTCAAGCTGCTTGGAACCAGTACTCATATTCAGGAGGGCATAGTCATTGGCAGCCACCGTTTGAATGGCGGCCATGAGCGATTGCGCATCAAGGCTTTTCGCCAACATAACGGAAGTAAGTTTACCGTCCTCAATCATAAAAACCTGTTCCCATTTTTGTTTGCCAAATGTCACAAGTTTTTTTACGCACAGATCACCGATAAGGTTTTCATGCTTACAGTCCACAGCTTGTGACTTTTTTTGTACTTCAGCCTTGGGCATACCGTAATAATAGTCCTTGAAGAGCGGAATGTTGTCTTCAGCTAACGCCGGAACAGCAAGCAGCAAAAGCAGGAAACAGGCGAGCAGTTGTTTCATGGGGGCGGCTCCTTCTATGTGTTTGCCGTTAGGATACGAAAAGCCCCTTGCCGGGGCAAGGGGCTTGCGGGTCAGGCGGCGGCTTTTTCCTGGGATTCCAGAAGTTGCACCGCATCGGTTATGTTCTGGTAGATGTCCTCAAAGGTGAAGTAGAGACCGTTGGCGTCCTGGCTGTTCATGTCCACGCCCGCCCCGGCAGGCAGAGAGCAAAGCAGGCGCTGCTGCCAGCGGATGCGCGCGGCCGCCGCCGTGAGCAGATCGCAGGGATTGGCGTCAGGCATGGGCCACCTCCAGCAAATTGCCCTGCACCGGGCCAGCGGGGACAGTGGAGGCAGGGGCCAACCAGCCCAGGGCGTCGGCAGCCTTGAGCAGACGGGAGACATCGCGGCCGTCGCAATCCAGCAGCTTGGCAATGGCCTGCTTGCCCAGGCCCATGCGGCGGTAGCGCACCACCGAGCGCAGGCGGCGCTTCTTGGCCGGGCCGAGGGACCACATGGATTGAGCCAAAGCTTGCTGCTGCGGCGCAAGTTCTGCCAGTGCTTGCCGCCGCCCGGCTTCGTGCGCCTGCAAGACGCGTTGCTCGCGGATTTCACGCAGCAACCGGGCCAGTTTGGCACGGAACTCCCGAGCCTTGGGCGTGTTGGCAAGCATGGAGATGATGTACACGCCTTCTTCGGTGAAGTGGCGCACTTCATAACACTTGCCGTCAGTTGACATCAATTTGATGCCAACTGCGTAACTGCTTAGTTCTTTTTGATTTCTGCTGAACAAAATATTGATGGACTTGGACGGCTTACTGTAGCCGAGTTGGCGGCCTATTTCCTCGGAAGAAAAGAGTATTTTCCCTTGATATTCAAGGAAGTTCAGGCCGTTTTCATTGATTATGGGCGTGACTTGAGATATGCTATTTTTAGCCATTTCACTACCTCCCGTGTAGTGTCTGGGTTAGGCTTCAAGTGGTGTTGGCGCACTACTTGGAGCCGTTCTCTTTTTCATCCTTGTCCCAGCCGGGATAAAATTTATCAAGCATATCAAGGAAAAGCTGCTTAATACTACGCCGCTGTTTTGCGGCCAAGGCTTTTATCTTCGCATGCTCTTCGGTTGAAACAGGGAATGCGACCTGCTTTCGCTCCATTGCACCTCCTTGCGAAAACTAAAAAACAAGTTTTTGCAAGTTGTCAAGAAAAATTTGCGCGGCGGTTGGCACTGATAGCATTTTTTAATAGAATATTCTCTATAGCTAGGGGGGAATATGACTATAGATACTATTGGTGATGTTGCTATGCCATCGTGGTTGGAGCAGATTCTCAGCAATCCTTGGATAATTAGTATTGCAAGTGGCCTCTTAACAAGTATTATTGTATATATAATAACAAAACCAATTATTGCAAGGCGTAAAAAGAGAGAATTGGAGCAAAAAGCCACATCTGCCAACCATGAGGTATTATATGCTTTGAGATCTGGAATTCCTAATGGCAATATACCAGAAAATAACATTATTAATAGGCTTATAGAAGCAACAGCAAAGAAGTATGGCATTGCCCCTTGTGATATGCTATCAATTGAAGAATTATTTTCTGATATTATAAAAGAAGTTTTGGATTCAGCTTTTATAACTTCAGAGAAAAAAATTGAATTATGCAATAAGCTTAACGCAACATCACAAAAAAATAATAAAGAAAAGTGTAAATTTACAGAAAAGATATCAAGTGATAAAATGAATTTTTTAAGCATATATGTAGCCATAATATCAATACCAGTATCTATTTTAACATTCTTTTTAACAGAAAAAACAAACTTTCCTTTTAAAAAGTTAGAGACAATATTACCTGTTATTATACTTACAGTGATTCTTGCTACTCTATTTTTAATTTTGCGGACAATAGAGCTAAAGGAAAAAGATAAACAACAAAATAAAGACAAGGGGAATACTGATTGAGAAAATTGAAGTTAGAATAATTAGAAATTCTGGCTTCTCTCAGCTATGCTTCATCCTCCGCCACGTCCAGGGCGGCACGGGGCTTTTATCCCGCCACAGACCGCGCCCGGCGGCCTTGGCCTCGCGCTGGTGCAGCCGCCAGAGATCGCAGACGGCCAGCTTGCAGTAGCGGTCATCCACCCAGGCGAGTCCGGAACTGACCAAGGCGTCTTGCAGCACCAGCATGTCGCCCAGCAGTACGATGCCGCCAACCACGCGCTTATAACTCTTAGCTTTTTGTGCCGGGATGACCTGCACCGTCTTGCCCAGCAGCACGCGGGCGGTCAGAGCGCGGGCCTTGTCGCCATAGGGTTGGCCCAGCTCCGGGCAATCCACGCCGTAGATGCGGACCTTGGCACTTTTACCGCTGGCGCGGCGCACGGTGATGCTGTCGCCGTCATGGACGCCGACCACTTCGCCGCTCCAGGCCAGGGCGATGGCGGGGGTAAATAGCAAAATAAGTATGAAAATAAATGAACGCATGGTTATGTTATATGCCGTGCGGCGGGCAAAGAAAAGCCCCGCTAGGCGGGGCTTAGCGCTCATGGCGTGGGCTTTTCCGGCGGCGAGCACCGCATGGGGAGCGGGCCACTGGAGCCGATTTCCCACATTTGGGTCAGGCCCCCCTTACCATTTTCAGCATGGAGCAGATAGCTGTAGCCGTTGACGCAGAAAATATAAAACATGGAAAGACGATCATAGTGAATCATGGATATATTCGGGCCTGTTTTTGCTTCATTGCTCTCGCAACCTGTCAGGCATACGGACAGGAGTAATACCGTCGCAAGGCACATCAGTTTAACGAGTTTCATCTTTACCTCTCCTGATGTAGCTTAAAATGCTATCCCGTGCGTCTTGGAACAAGCCCCAGTTGTCCGCCCACGAACTGCGAGCCTCTTCTTTCATTTTGTGCAGACAATCCAGGACTACCTGAGCAAACATCAGCGGGGATATGGCATACAACAGCGCCAGCCCCACGCGCGGATGCCGCCTGATCCACGCCCGGCTTATCCGCAGCCTACTCATTATCCGGCTCCTTTTGTGCGGCGTCTTCCGCCTGTTGGCGGGTGCGCTCCAGCCATTGCCGCACCTCTTCGCGGCTGCTGGTATCCAGAGCGGACAAACGCCAACTGCCGTCATTTCTCTGCACCAGCACAAGGCTTTTCTGCATGGCGAGCGCCGCAAGACACTCGTGTATAGTCCGCGTGCTGCTTTCGCGGGAGTGGCGGAATACCTCAAGGAGCTTGCTGAATTCAGCTTCCCGTTCTTTGTGGCGCATATTCGCGCGATAGTAGTCGCAGCCCAGCGAAACGAGCCAGCAGAAAAGCACCCCATACAGCAAGCCACAAGTAAGCCATTCTTTGATACCCATGTTCCCCCTCCTTTACAGCAACAAATCAATGACGCCCGCGAAGACGTGCAGGCCGTTGACCACGTCCGTGGGGATACGGCAGTTCAGGCGGTTGGCGTCCTGTAAGTCGCGCTCGCAGATCACGCCCTCGGCATTGGCCGCCACCTCTTCCACGATTTCCAGCTCTTCGAGTTGGCGCAGCACGTCCAGCACTTCGCTGCGCACCTTGGGCGGGGTGCGGGTGGAGAGTTTTTCGCGGGGGAAACGCAACTCAATACGCTCGCGCACGGCCTTGGCCACATAGTCCATGGTGCGGATGGTGGTCATATCCAGCATGGACACATCGGCCACGCCCGCCGGGTTTTTGGTATAGGTGGAGATAGCGCGCACTATCTGGACCACGCCGCCCGGCCCCACTTCCAGAGGGGTGACGCCGCTTTTCAGGGCCACTTCCTGCTCGGTGCGGGACAAGCGGGCCGTGTCCGGCGGCGCGGCAATGCCGGTCAGTTCCAGGGTGTTCAGGGGCCGGGCCGGATCTTCCTCACTGGCGGCCACGGCGCAGTAGGCGGCGGCAATTTCCTCCGGCGGGCTGGCGCTGCCCGGCAGGCAGGCAAGACTGATGCGCTCGGAATTGACGCTGCCCGCCAGCGTGGCGGCTGTGGCCAATGTGGAGGGCGTGGCCAGCCATGCCGTGGCCCGGCGCTGCTCCAGCGGGCCGCTGACGGCCTCCAGGTGATCGCGCAGGGTGCGCAACTGGCTTTCCCCGGCCCAGGGCAGACAGTAGAGCGTATAATCCGCACCGAACACGGCGGCCAGGGCGTCCTCCAGCTCCGGGTCCTGTTGGCCGTTGCCCATTTTGACCACGGCGGCGGTGTAGCCCGGCACGGTGCAGGATGCGGCCAGGGAAACGGCATTGCCCAGCGTGCCCTTGTTTTTGGCCGTAATGGTCAGGGTGGGCACGGGGCTGGGGGTCGCTTCCGTCACTTCCGCCGTGGTGACGGCCGCAGTGACGGGCAAATCCTGCTCCGCTTCCAGGGCCTTGTTCAGCTCGGCCAGGGTGTCGGCGGCGGCGTCCTTGTAGGCGACGGCCACACTGATCTGGGCCGTGCCTACGGTGAGGGTCAACACGCCCACGCCCGTGGCCTCGCCCGTAAGCGTCAGCGTACCCGTGGCCGCCAGTCCGGCGCTGTGCGGGGGCACGGGCAGCACGGACAAGTCCACATAGGGATATGCCTTGATGGCCGCGCGAGTCATCAGGTGGGCCTGGGAGCCATAACCAAAGAGCTCTCCGGCGGTGGCGTCGTCATAGACGCGCACGGGCTCCAAAGGGGCCGTGCTGTCCTCCAGGCGCTGGGCGATGACCAGCATGCTCTGGCCGTTGGTGGCCAGGGTGCGCACGGCATTGCGGGTGTTGTATTCAAAGTATTTGCCGGGCTTGCGGATGCTGGCCGGGATTTTTTCAAACGAAATATTTGTGGAAGCCATAGTTACTCCTTGGAGCCCTTTTTGCTTTTGGCGGCGGGGGCCGGGCTTTCCCACAGCAGCAGATCGCCGTCCGCCAAGCGGCGGCGGTAATAGGGCACATCCGGCACATCCTTGGGCGTGGCGTCGGTAATCATGGCGCGCACGGTCAGCATGGGCACGGCGACGCCCTGGCGGGCGATGACGGTCAGGGTTTTCATTTTTGCTCCTCGTGGAGGTTGATGCGGACGCGGGGGAGGATGTCGGTCAGCAGCGGATCATCCGCGTCCGGGTCTTGCGGGGGCTTGAGCCAGTAGTGCAGGCCGAGACGACGCAGCTCCGGCAAGGGCTCGGCGGATGGCGGCAGATAGCCGTTTTCCGGGGGCTCCCCTTCCGAAGCAATGGGCCTCTGCCCCGGCTCCCGTAACGTGAACTGCACGCGCGAGGTCCAGTCCTGGGCCAGCACGGAAAGAGCCTGGGCTGCTATTTTAGCTGTAAACAGCGTGCGGATGCGGCCAGGGCGCAGATAGTCCACGCCGTCCAAGCCGAAATCCCGCATGCAGATGAGGTTCCCCACATCCTCAAGCATCTGATAGGTGCCCACATACGGCGTGCCCGACGGGCCGCCCTTGCGGGCCGTGGCCTCGTTGCGCACGCTGCGACTGGCCACAACCGTGGCAAACTGCACGCGGGCCTCAAAGCGGGTTTGGGCCGTGTTGCAGGGCTTGGGTTCGGTCATACTCTGAAAGGTCACCCACACGGCGGGCAGCGCGCGGATCACCGCCTGCCAGTCGCCCATGAGTTCGCCGCCGTAAGAGCCGACAAAACGCAGATAATCCGGCTTTGCCGCCGTGAGGCATTCGATCATGCCGCTTTCAATGCCGTCGATTCGGTAAAACATATCACCTCCACAAAACGGGACGGTGGCTTTGCACAAAGCTCACGTCGCCGATGCCTTCGCCGTCATCCTCGCCTCCGCCGCCATCGGGCGGCGGAGGCAGGTCAGCCAGCCCCTTTGCAACGGCCTTGAGCCAGTCCAGAGCTTCCTGGTAGCGTCGGGCAATGGCCTCGCTTTCCTGGGCGTCGCCGCCGGTCAGGTGGTAGCGGGCCATGTCGCCCACAAAGCTGGCCAGCGGTTCGGGCCAGACGGTTTCCCCGCTGTTTTCCGCCGGGTTCAGCGGCACGGGGTAACGTGTGGCCAGATAGCTGTCCGCCTCGCGGCTGGCGCGGTGCAGGGCATCCAGCAGCAGGGCTTCGTCCAGGCCCTGTTCGCTGTCGCCGGGAGCGAGCTGCAAAAGCTCGTTAAGCCCGAACCGCCGCAGCAGGGTTTGCAGGTCGCCGTAAGACGGCGCGGCGGGGATGTCGGCAACCGGGGGCAGGCTGGTGTCAGGCATGTTATCCGGCGTCCTCATCCGCCTGTTGGGCGGGTTTACTGGCTTTGGCGTTCTTTTTTGCCGCCTCTTTGGCATCGTCCTTTTTGGCCTCGGCCTCCGAGACGTCTTTGTCAGTCACCACAAGCCACGGGTCAGAGCGCAGGGCCGCCAGCTCCTTTTTATCCACCGCAATGATCTGTCCGGCGGCGTCAAAGCACATGCCGCAGCGGCAACGGCGCGCCAGGGGCGGTTTGACCTTTACATGCACGTCCATCTTTTTCTCCTACAGCCACGCGCAATTGATGATGGTAGCCTCGTCATACGTGGGGTTCGACTCGCCGCCGTTGATCAGCTCCATGCCCACCACGCGCTTGGCCGCGCTGTACAGCGATGTGGGCACCACCAGCAGGGTGCCGCTTTTGCCGCCACGCCCCAGACCAAGGGGACGCCCGCCGTCCGTGTGGAAGGACTGGATCATGGCCAAAGCCTTTTCGAAGTTGGCGCTGGTCAGATCGTCGCGCACACAGACGCCCTGCTGCCAAAAGCCAAAGCCCACGTTGCAGCGGTAGCGCACGCCGTAGCGGTATTCGTCGCTCATGAAGACATTGTCGGAGCGGGGATCAACCTGAGAGGCCAGCTCCGGCCTGGTGCGCTCCTGGAAGATCAGGGGCTTGAGCGGGCGGGACACGTCCAGCAGATACCAGGGCGTCTTGCTTTCCGGGCTGGCGGCGGCGTCCAGCAGATTGCTGACGGTGACAGCGTCGCCCGTGCCGTCCACTTCCGGATAGACCGGGTGGTCCGTGTCAAAGAAGTTCTGCCCGTCATAACAGAGCGTGCCGAGGCCCTTGCCCAGCAGGCTGAACACCAGCTCGTCGGGATGCGTGGCCGCCGCATAGCCCATTTCCTGGAACAGGGGCGTGTAGATGCCCAGGTTGTCGTCTTCGATGTCCGTGCGCTTGACGCCCACCGTGCTCTCATAGAGCTTGTTGGTCAGGCTGTAACCATGCTCCTGCATGGACTTGACGCTGCGCTGGCCGATCCACTCCCGCAGCTTGGGGAACTGTCCCAGCCAGCCGTAAGTGGTGGAGGCGTTGGCGCTGGGCATCAGCGTGGCGATCTGCTGCCACTGGCCGGGGGCCTTGGCCTTGCCCTTTTCAAAGGCCGCCGAAAAACCGGGGCGCAGGGCGGCGATCAGATTGTTGGTGACGACAGCCATTTAGACGGCCTCCTTGTGTTTGGCGTATTCTTCCGCCGTCAGGCCCAACTGGGCGCGGGCGTATTCCTCTTCGGCGGTCAGGCTGGCCGTGCCGGGCGTACTGTCCGGCTCTTTGCCGCCGGTCTGGGTACCCTTGAGCGCCGCCACCGGGGGCGTGGATTTAAGGAATTCGCGCAGAATGTCGGGATTGCTCTTGGCAAGTCCATCGGCCCAGGGCTTTGCGCTGGCCGCAAGGCGTCCGTCCTTGAGCGCGGCCTCAATTTCGCCGGACAGCGCGGCCACCGCGGCGGCCCCCTCCATATCCGCCAGTTTGGCGCGCAGCTGCGCGGCCTCCTGCTGCACAGCCTGGAACGTGGTCATGGCCACATACTTGCCGGGATCAGGAGGCGCGGCCTTGGCGCAGGCCAGTTCGGCCTGAGCCGTGGTCAGGGCGGCATCCTTGCTTTGCAGCAGGGCGATCAGGTTTTGCTGGGGCAGATGCCGGGAAGCGGCAGCCGTTTGCGTGGTTTCCCCGCTTACGGATGCCGACAGCAGCGACAGGGCTTCGGCGCATTGCGCCTCGTCCGCCGTATCCGGCAGGCCCAGCAGCGTGCGGAGCAAAGCGAGCAGCTTGTCCATATGCTTGTCCTCTTGGGTGTGGGTTTTGGCCTGGGCTGCGGACATGCCGTCCAGGGCCGGGTTATTTGTCAGTGCGGCGGAATGCAGCTCAAGCACCGCGCCGCTATGCCGGTCGAAAGAAAATGTGGGGCTGATGAAGCGATACTCGCCCGCGCGGATATGGGCGCGGGCCTTATCCGTCCATTCCACGGAGGCAAAAAGCCCTTCCGGCGTCGCCTCCAGAGCGGTGATCCAGCCCGCAGCCGGGGCGGGTTGGCCGTTCTGGCGGCTGAGATGGGTCTGGTGCTCGTAGTCGATCACCACCGGAGTGGCGCGCTGCCGCCAGCGGGCCAGCAGGGCTTCGGCGTCCTCGGGCGTCAAGCGCCACTCTTTGGCGGAGACACCCTTGAGATTGCCGGGCCGTCCGTCACGGGCCGCAAAAGCCCCCGCCGGGAACAGCTGGATGCGCCCGGCGGCGACAGACGCATCGCCGCCGGGCTGGGCAGGAGTGAGCGCGGCCAGGAGAGCCGCGCGGGTAAGGAGGGAGGTGTCTTGGATGGCGTCCATGGCCCTGGTGTACCAGGGCTCGGAGCGCAAGAAAGGCTGGAGGAGTTCAGCGCCCGGCCGATCCACTGTTGCGTGTCCGCGTACAGACGCGGATGAAGGCCGTTAGAGGGGCGTTAGATTTTGCAGAAACACTCCGGCGCGGGCATGGGCATGAAAAGGAGAAAAAACGAGGCCCAGGCGGCACGTCAGCGTCTTTTCCCCATGAGGGCTTCTCTGGCGTAGGCGGCAATAGTTTCTTCCATATCCTGTTTGTCTTGCGGTCCAACACCCAGAAAGCGGCGGCGCGGGATTTCGCTGCCGGGATGGAACACGGCGCGGCGCACGTATGACTTGCCGCCCTTGCGCCAGGCCAGGGCCTTTTTGTCCTTGGGGCGTATCCAGTGGGCGCGGGTAATGCCGCCGAACTGATGGATCGCGGCATATGTGACATTTGTGCCCACGCGGGCGTAACCGTGGCCGTATTCCTGATGGATATTTGTTTTCAGAGTGCCATCGCGCTGAAGCATGGAGCCGGTGTAGCCGGTTTCCGCCAGTCGGGCTTTGTAATCCGGATTGAGTTTGGGCCACTTCGCCCCCGTAACAGGATCAGCCTCATTTTCAAAGGCTCGGTCCGTGGACTCGCTCATGATCTGGGCCAGTTCCATCATCAGCGGCGTGGTGTCGCGCATGGCATGGTTCAGACGGTCCAGCGCGGCTTTGGCCTCGGATGTATCAAGATTGACTTCAATTTTCAGCATGGCTATCATCTTTGCAACAAGAGCTGATACGGGCGCGAAAGCGGGTGCTTGACGGAGCGATACCCGCCGTTAGGTACGTTGGGGAGGCCGTTTGACTCCGCCAGCGTGAGACCCCGTATCAGCTCCTTGTTTTTGTATACACCAGCCATCCTTCCCGCAGCCGGTCCATATCTTGGGGCGCGCGCTGCATCACGTTCCAAAGCAGTGACCCGTCACGGTTGATGCGAACCACCGCCAGCAGCGCATTTCGCCCTTCGCTGAACAGTCCTATATAGTTCTCCCGCAATTTGCCGTCCGCGTGCTCCTTGAGCCATACCTCACAGGGCTGCTCCAGCGTGGGCAAGACATAGTTGGCATACCGCTCCCGCGAGTCCGCTTCCTTGGCCACGATATGGGGCAGACTGTCGCGCCAGATGGTGCGCCGCCCCATGGGCGTGGAGATTACGCGCAGGCGTTCCTTGCCGGTAAAGCCGAGGGCCTTGGCAAGCTGCGCCTCGGCGGCTTCCCGGCTGGGGGCCATGGGCAAAAGAGGTGGCGTGGACTGGCGCAAACCCGCAGGCACGTCGCGCAGGCGGGGCAGGCCCAGATCACGCCAATTTGTGACGGCCTTCTGCGGGGGCTCCGGCATATTTGCCTTGAGGTCGCGCAGAAAGGCTTGGCCGGGATTGTAGTCAAAGCCCACGTCCGGATAAAAAACATCACCTTGCGTCCCGCCGATGCGGTAGCCCTTGACCGTGCGCTGCTCCATTTCTCCGGTGAGCGGATTGCGGACCGGCACCCGTTTTTCCGCCTCCAGCCCCTTGCTGGATTCCAGGATATGCCCGCCGCGCCGGAAGCCGCGTTCGGAAAGCGTTTCCACCCGACAACGGCACCCCCAGCCGTTGGGCGGATAATGGCTCTGCCAGATGGGATCATCCCAGCGATACACGCGCCCGTGCAGCGCCGCGTGGCTGGGGCGGGTCCGCGCATCCATGACAGCCATGTAACGCCAGTACGGGGCGGCTTTGGCACTTTCCGTCTGCTGCTTGTAGCGTCCGGCGTTGTATGCGCTTTGCGTGTTCTGGCGATAGATCAGATTGAGGCGGGCCACGCTGCCGCACTCCCCCTTGCGTATTTCTCCGGTTTCGGGGTTGGCGATCTCCCCCTTGCCCCACCAGCCCTTGCGTTTGACGGTGTCTTCCAAGGCTTGGCGAAACTGTGCCTTGCTTTGCCCTTCGGCTATAGCCGTGGCTGTGGCGGCGCGAATATCGTCCAGCAAATCCTGTTTGGTGACACCCGCCACGGTGAAAGCGCGGGCGTGCTGTTCACGCCAGACATCCTGCCAGCGGAATGATATTTTGAGGCCCCTGCTTTCAAAGTAGTGAATGGCCTCACGCGGCGGGAGCCGACAGACGTAGGAAAGGTCCACGCCCGTGCCTTTGTCAGCCATGGGTACGCCCCCAGACCTCGGCCACGAACATGGCGCGGGCCAGCACGTCCGCCAGTTGCGCCTCGTCCATCTGCGGGTAGAGTTCGCCCAGGCGGGCTTGCAGTTCCGCCGGGGCCAGTCCCGCCTCCAGCTCGGCCATGAGCGGAGCCAGCAGGGCTTCGGCGGCGTCGGCCAGGGCCGCGTCAGCGTCCATTCTGTCCAGGGCGGCCTGGGCCGCATCTTCCGCAGACTGACGCCCGCCCCAACGTCCTGGGGGGGACGGGCTGCCGCTTGCCGCAAGTGCGGTTGCGGCTGCGCTCCCGTTGCGCGGCTGGCCGCCGTCCCTGGCGGCCTTATCTGTTTTCCCCCTATCATCTCCGTCGCCGCCATCCGGCGCTGCCGCTGCTGCCTGAAAAACGTCATTTTGGCCGCTGGCCTGGGGCAGTTTAAGCCGCTCGTGCACAAACTGCCTGCTGATCCGCATGTACGGGGCCAGCTTGGGCAGGGCGTCGGCGTATAATTGCAGATCCGCCGCTTCCTGGGTGTCAAACTGCCAGTATGGCAGGAGCGCGCGCTCAGTCACGCCCAGATTGAGCAGCGCCAGCGGCCGTAAAAGCTGTTCGCTCAGCGTAGAGGCCAGTTGTCTGGCGTCCGCCGCCAGAATGTCGCGCCGCACCTCGTTGTGTATAATGCCCAGGGCGTTGGTGCTGGTTTTGCCGTCCGCCTGGGAGGTCAGCGTACCCCCCAGAATGGCCTTGCTCATGCCCTGTTCGCAGCGCGTCACCAACTCGCCGGGGATGTTCCGCACCGTGGCGCTGGGGGATTTGAAAAGCACTTCCATGCCGCTGGGAATGATGCCCGCCGCATCCTGTCCCAGGCAGCGCAGGGCGTTGAGCAGCGCGGACTTATCCTCTTTGCTGCTGCCCGGCGGGTACTTGCCCAGGCGCAAGGGCAGACCATGTATCTGGACATACTGGATTTCGGAGCTGGCGGCATAGGCGCGGATCAGATAGGTCCAGGCCAGCACGCGGAACAGGCCCGCGCGAGGCAGCCAGCCCGATTTGCTTTTGTGGGTATGCACCAGCCAGCCGCAGGGCCACAGCTCCACACCGTCAGCGCTGCCGTCGCGCAGGCGCAGGGCGTTGCGGTCGGTAACCAAGGTCTGGAACCAGGACTGCGGGCGGAAGGTCAGCGCCGCAGGGATATGCAGGCCCTCGCTGTAGTCCCACTGGATTTCCAGAGCCGCGAAGCCGTGGCCGATGGCGTCGGCCATGTCCGTGAGCATGTCCTCAACGCTGGGCAGCATGTCCACAAATTCCCGGACCTTGGCGGCCACGTCCCTTGCCTTGGCGTCTTTCGAGGCGGGGATCACATCCCATTCCAGGGGCAGCAGCGCCCGCTTCCTTTTGCCCATCTCCGCCGCAAGGTGATCGCAGCGATCTTCCATGTCGGCAAAGAGCGCATGTTGTTCCGCGATATTGCCCGCGTCGGCGTCGGCCAGGATGCGGCGCAGGCGGTTGGGCGTAAGACCGTGGGTCAGATTCGGCATTTGTTCCAGATAGAGCAGCGAGGTGTTCAGGTCGCTGTCCTGGCTCTGCAGCTGGCCCTTGATGACTTCCGGACGCGGACGGGCGTTCCGGTTGTAGCGGGGACGGCGTATCATCATGGTCAATTCCATCTCTGGCCCCCAGAGGGGCCGTTAAAATCATCGTCATCATCAGTGCCAAGAACGCCGCCCAATATGCCGGGCGCGCGCGGCACTCGGATGAATGCATCCTGGAGGCTGACAAAACCCTGAGTGGCCGTGCGCCAGAGCATTTCCAACGCGTCCGGGCCGTCGTCGTGGTCCGCCATGGGGAAATGGCGCAACTGGTCGATGAGGACATGACTGTCAGGGTTGAGCAAAATACGCCCCTGGCAGAAATAGGGGTGCAGGCTCTCAATGCGCAGCAGCTTGTCCGTGCTGTTCTTCAGTGGCGACACGGGCAAAGGGAGTCCCTGGCGCACGGCCTCGCGCACCAGCACATCCGCAAAAAATTCCTGGAACTGCACGGTCTCCACGGCCCACATCAGGCAGCGCCAGCGCCGTTGCAGTGCAATCAGATCCTGGATAATGCGGTCAGGGTGGCGCTTGCGGATGTCCGCCTCAACCTCGTAGAGGCGCATATTTTCCCGGTCCAGGCCGCCCACCAGCAGGGCCGACGGATCGCGCCCGGCCCCGGCCTTGCCCAGACTGGGATCGCAGGCCCCGAAGTACAGCAGGCCGGAGGGCAGTTCCGTCCAGTAGACCATGACCCCGGCGAAGGGCGCGGCGTCGCCCACAAGCGGATCATTTTGCTGCTCGGCGTCAAAGGCCGCGCGGTTTTCGGCCCGCTTGCACATCAGCGTGTACAGGGGCCGGAACGTGGGCCAACTGACCACCGCCCCCGCGTTCATCTTTTCCCGGTTTCCGTCATAAAAGGAGCGGGCCTTGTCCGGGCCGTCCGGCGGTACCTTATAGATGCGTTCCCATAGCTCCCACAGATCCAGGCGGTCAGGCATCCTTTCCACGGCCCGGAAGGTCTTGCCCCGCCACTGCGGTTTTTTGAGCGTTCGGGCCAGTACGGAGTCGTAATGCAGGATGGTGCCGATATAGACCACGTCCATACTGTCGTCAGCCGGGCCAAGGGAAAGCACGGTGCGCAACAGCCAGTTCTCCAGCTTGTCCCGTTGCTCGGGGCTACGCACGTTGTCATCGTTCTCCAGGTCATCCAGCAGAGCCAGATCAGGGCGGTGCGGGCCGTGGCGCAGGCCGCGCATGCGTTTGCCCGCGCCGAAAGCCTGTATTTTGACGTTCAGGGCCGTGATCACCGTGCCCACGTTCCAGACGCGCCCCTCGCCGCAGTGGGCCGGATAGTCCGCCGTCAAGCGGGGATTGCTCTCCAGTTCCACCTTGACGGCCTCCAGAAAGGACGCCGCCTGCTCAAAGGCGTCGGCAATGATCAGGATATACCGCTTGCGGCCCGTGACTACGCACCAGAGCAGGAAAAACACGTCCACAAAGGTGGTTTTTGCCTCGCCGCGCGGGGCCGCGCAGGCCAGCTTGACGCCCTCCGGGCTGTTCACGGCAGCGGGCAGCGCATCATCCAGCCAGAGATGCAGACGGCTGTCCCCCGTGGGGGTGCCGTCCTTGCGCCGTGTATAATGCGGAAAGTAGGTGCGCCGAAAAAAGGGGAAATCGTGCTGTGCTTTCCGGCGGCGTTCTGCGCTGGCCGCCGCATCCACCGGAAAGGCGGCGCAGTCGGCCTCTATGGTGCGACGCAGCCCGGCGGCCAGGGCCGCCAGCTCTTCAAGAAATTTTTTCGTGTTCAGCTGCTTCATGGAAGATGCCGCAATAATTGTTTACAAGCGATAAAAATTCATGGCACAGCAACAGGGAATGACCTTCTTTGTCCCTGAATCCATAGGCAGAAAAGATTTTCATCAACTCCCCCTTATCGTGAGGGGGATCAGATGGAACGTAAAAGTGTTCGCTCATCAAATATTCGCTCCATTGGCTATGATGACGAATCCGCCGTGCTGGAAGTCGAGTTCACGAGCCGCAGCATTTATCAATACTATGGCGTCCCGGCAGGCGTGTATCTGGCGTTGATGGCGTCATTTTCCAAGGGACGCTGCTTTGGCGCTCATATTAAAGACAGATATAGATACCGTCAGCTCCGTTAACCGAATCAGCCACGCCCGCTTCCCAGCTTTTCCGCCACCTCGTCGGCAAAGGGTTCCAGCACTTCCAGCAGGGCCGTGGCGTGCTGCGGGAACTTCTGCCGCACGAATTCCGTCAGGAGCTGGATCACGCGCAGGGCCACGGCCAGCTCGTTGCTTTCCGGCAGTACGCGGCGGCTGGCGGCCACCATTTTGTTGAAACTGTCCGCCAGCGAAGCCAGGGACGCCACCTTCTGTTGGGCGGTCATATCCGATGCGGTGATGATCTCGCCCATGAGCGTCTTGTGCTGGGTGACGTAGTCGCTCAAAGTCTGGCGGGCAATGGCCTCCATACCTTGCCCGGCCAACATATTGGCCGCGCGCAGCTTATCCCAGTCATCGCCCTGGGCCGCCGCGCTCTTTTTCCAACTCCGCAGCGTGGCCAGGGAGATACCGTGCGCCGTGGACACCTGCGTCAGCGGCAGATTATCATAGATATATGCGGCGCGTGCCGTCGCGCGGGTCTGGGCGTTATGGGCCATGGTTAGGGGCGCTCCCTATGCTGTGTACCGACCTCATCGTCATGCACGGCCTCTCTCACAGCGTGTTCAATACGACGGCGGCCGCCCACCACCAGCGTCTTGAGTATGCCCGGCACGGGTATGCCCAAAACATACAGATGGCCGATGACGCTGGCGCAGTCCGTAAGGATCAGGTAGGCCATGAATATGTCCACAATGGGCAGGCCCACCCCCACGGCCCGCTGGAAAGCCATCTGCACGGCCACGGCCATAAGCAAAAAGAGACCGTAGCAGATATAGCGGGCAAGCCCGTGTTGCAGGCCACGGCACAGGCTCTTGTTGCGTTTGCAATGCACGGCGATGCGCGTCAGCATTTCGCCTGTAAGCGTGGCCAGCAGCACGTAGAAGAGCACTTCATCCATACCCAGCAGCAGGCAGAGCGAGGAAAGGGCCGTACCCACCGCCACCTTGCCCGGCCACATGTCGGCAAGACGAGCGCTGTAGTAGGCAAAGGCCTCCGGCCAGTTGATGTCCGTCATTTGGAGATCTCCGTAAGCCCGGTGTAAAAATCGCGCAGGGCCTGTTGTTTGTCATTGCAGTCGCGAAAAGCGGCCTCCACATTCTGGACATAGCGCACATATTCCAGCCCGGCCTCACGCTTTCGAGTGTTGGAAACATCCGCCTGGGCGATGGCGGGGAGCACGGCACTATTGACCGGGGGCGGCGGACAGTTCTGGAGCAGCACCGCCGGAGGGCGGACCGACAACGGGGGCGGCATACTCTTCGAGCATGCGGGCAAGGCGCTCAAAATAAGCGCCATCCCCAAGGCCGGGAGCGTCTTGCTCAAGATTGCGCAGAAGTTGGGCATTGTTTTTTTCCTTTTCCTTGGCGGCGAGACGGGCCGTATCGAGTTTGAGCAGTGCCGTGTCCGCCGCACTGCGCGCGGTTTCATAGGCGGCGAGGCTCGCGCGGGCGCTGGAGAGTTCGGCGTCAGCTTCCCGCCAGCAGCCCCAGAGCCACCAGTTGGCGACTAGCGAGGCCAACAGCGCGGCGCAGGTCAGCACGCCCAGAGCGGCGATAGCCCAACGGGTCACAGCAGCTCCTCCAGCAGCTTGCCTTCGAGGCGACGGCGGCGTTGGTAGCCGCTCCACAGACTGATGTTCTTGAGGCGGTCCGCCGCGTCGGCCCAGTCCTGAGTGACAAACGCTTTCCAGGTATTGGGATATTTGCGCGGGCTGTTGACCCCGCGTTGGTACTGAATGCTGACGATCACGGCCTGGGCCTGCCAAGGCAGCCGAGAAAACATGCCCGGCACGCCCACAGCCCGGTCATAGTAGCCGGAAATTTTGGCAACGTGGTGATTGAGCATGGCCGCGTCCAGATCGTCGGCCACGTCTTGTCTGAGGGTCAGGGGCAGGCGGTGCAGCACGGCCACGGCGGCGGCCTTCCGCTGGCCCAGATAGGGGCGAAGCTGATTGACCGTGCCGGAGTTCACGCCCATGCCGCCGAGTGTGGCGGCGTCCGTCTGGCCAAGGTCCACGCCCGTGCCGATGGTCACGCCGCTGATGCCCATGGGCACATAGCGCTCAGGGTTCTGGCCCCCGTAATAGTTGGCCGTGCCGCCCGTGGTCCGGTCGCACGGGATATAACCGCGCAACTGCTGCGGCCCCTCAAAGCCGGGCCGGTTTAATACTTCCCGTATTTTGTCAAGATGGATGCCGTTCATGGTCGCTCCTTTGAAAAGTGTGCGGACCATTCACAGCAAAGCCCGCACTGCCACTGTAGTGGCAGCACGGGCTCAGGAAAGGCTGGATGAGTTCAGCGGTCGTCCAGAGGACGGGACGGGGGTTACAGGAGGCTCCCTTGCCGCTGTGCCGGGGGGTCGGCTGGCGACGGTTTTTTGAGGATGCGCCAGATATAGCGGTCGCAAAGGCGGTAACGCAGGGCCAGCACCTGCACAAGCTGGCGCTCGGATAAACCCTGCTCCGCCAGTTCTGCGCGGTCGCGCAGGATGGCCGCGTCCCTCACCTTGACCAGGGCCAATTTGCAGTTTGGGATATACAATTCCGTGGCGGCATATTTGCGGGCCAGTGCCCGCGCAGTGTCATGATCCACGCGCTTGGCGATGTCCGCCAGCATGGCCCGGCCCAGGGGCGTTTCACCGTAGGGGATGCGCAGAGTCAGGCCGCCGTAGTTTTCCACCAGCTTGAGCGTGGCGGGCAGGCCCAGCAGGCGGGCAAGCTCCTGTCCCTGTCGCGGCAGCAGAGCGAATTCCAGCACGTCCAGACCGCACGGCTCCGGCGAGCTCACATGCATGGCCTCAAGGTGGCGGGCTACGCTTTCTTCGGGTTGATACATAATACTATCCTCCTGTTTCGCGGGCCTGCTGGCGGACCAGGGCTGCCACACAAGCAGTCAACTGTGCGCGGTCGGCGGTGCCAAGTTCAGCGCTATTTTTGCTCTGCCGCCGGATGATGGCGTCCGCGTATGCGATGGGGCGGCCCACGGCGACGCATAGGGCGGCTATCTTGCCGTGCAGTGGGCGCAACTCCGGGGGCACGGCCTTGGGACGGCGCGGGCGCGGCGTCCACCCCTTGGCCCGGAACTCCGCCAGCATGGCCTTGAGCTGGGGCACGGTACACTTGGCGGCGCTGTCGTACCCGGTGACGGATTGCAGCAGATCGCGGTAGGTGGCGTCGTCCAGGGCCATGTCCTTCTGGGCAATCTTGACGCTGGCGATCAAGCCTTTACGGAAAGGATCAGGCTGCTTTCCCGACATGGTGGCTCTCCTTACGTTTCCGCGCCGCCAACAGCGCGCACTTCTTGCAGTAATGCTCTTTCCCGTTGAGGCTGACCCAGCCCTTGCTTTTCAGGCGGGTCAGCAGCGTGGAATAGCCCACGCCCGTCACGGCGCGCCCGCAGCCGTCGCAGATGATGGTGGTTTGTTTGCTCATTACCCTTGTCCTTGAAAGGAACTTATTTCCATCGGAAGGTCTGAGATAATCCAAGCGGAGCAGCTTGGCGGCAGTAAGCAAGCACGCCCCGTAGACCCAACCGTTCCATGACAAAGCGATGTAACTTGGGGTGGCTTTCGGCCAAACGCTCAAAGCGGTTGCGCCCTCTCTCATCAAGATGCAGGCCGAAGCAGCAAAATACACAGCCCGTGCGGTTCACGCCTGTAGTTTTGGGCGATCCGTCCTCCCCCCGGACAATGCTTCCATACACGGAGGGGATACGAATGCCGTTTTGTGCGATACAGCGTAGTACGTCCGCTTCCGTCCAAAACGACAGCGGGGCCGAACGTGGGCGCTTCATGTCGAAGGCGTTGCAACCGCCCTCCAGCAGATAGGCGCGCTGTCGCGCCTTGCTGTCGCTAGCCAGCGTACCGACGAAAGGTTTACGACCACTCTCGCGCTCATAGCGGGCTGCGGTGTTTTTCTTCATCACTTCGCAGCATTTGTCAGAGCACTCGAAGGGGGCGTCGAAAAGGAAGCGCCAGCGCAACGGCACCTTGAAGCCTTCAACTTTTTTTCCGAAGCGGTTGATGCCTTCAAGATATAGACGCCTGACGTTCTCGTTTTTGCCGGTGGGATGGCGGACGACATGGACGCCCCGCGCAATTCTTTTGCTGGCGATGGGCCATCCATGCCGCTCCACTACGGCGGCAAAACGCATTTCAGGTCTCAAAATAACATGGTTTGGCGTATCAAGCACTTGTCGCACTACTTCGGGATATTCCAGGCCGGTGTGGCAGAAAACGGCGGGGACCTCTGGAAAAAGGCTGCGAACCAACCAAAGCAGAAGGGACGAATCCTTGCCGCCGGAGTAGCTGATGCTGACTTGGCCATCCCATGCTTCATACCAGTCACGGATGACGGAGCGGGAAAGATTAATTTTTTCCTCCAGCGGAAGGGCCTGCTTGCGCGCCAGCTCCTTCTGGCGGGCTGCGATGAGTCCGCTTTGCGTAGCCTGTGCCACTCGGCGCTCAAAACCACTAAGCGGCGCGGGAGCGTGCCCGTGCGCGTCCAAAAGCTGCTGAGGTAGCGCAACGGGACGTGGAGGCAGAAGCGAGCATTGTGTCAGCATTGTGTATTTTCCTTAGTTCTCTGGAGCTGTGCCGCCGCATTGAGGGCATCCAACATGACTTTGACCATGGCCTGAGTTTTCTCCGGAGCGCGGCGGCCCTTGTGGACAAAACAGACTACGCTGCCGTCCTTGTTGTCGCGGATCAGCCATGCGTCCGCCTGGGTGCGGCGCAGAATAAAGCGTTGCGTATTGCTGGGCATCATTGCCTCCCTTGGCTGCTCGTCAGGCCGGAGCCACCACGCCCCGGCGACCGCCCCACGCGGGGCGGTTTCGTGGTTAACATCGCTACAGCGCCGCCATATCCAGCGGGATGGCGGCGTATTTGCCGTCCTTGCCGCGCTCGTAGGCGCGCACATATGCCTTGCTGTCCAGCACTTGCAGGCTGTCGCCAATGGCCTGCATGGCCCGCTGCCAGCGCTCATCCTCGATTTTGTGGCGGCGCAGGGCTAGGAGCGCGTTAGTGTTGATGCGGCCTTCCTGGTTGACGTTGAACGCCTGTTCGACGATGGCCCGCAAGGGTGTGGGGCTCTCGCGGCTCCATTCCTCCAGGCATCCGTCAATAAGGGCCTTCGCCGCGCGCAGGCCTTCGTCAAAGCCCAGCGTTTCGCTGTATTGGCGCTTAATCTTGTAGCGCCCGTCGAAAGAAAGTAGCGTCACGTTGCCCTTGTCGCCGCCCACCTTGGCCCCGTAACGTTCGGCGGATATCTCCACAAAGGCCGCCACGTCGCCCATCAGCTCGTTTTTCAGGGCGCGGAGCTGCGCCTGCATGGCCTTGACCTTCTCCACCTTTTCCTTGACCAGTTCGTCGCGGGCGAGGTCGATTTCTTTGATTTGCGCCACGGGCACAAAGCAGCCGCGTGCGTCTTCCATGTAGCCTTCGGGGATTTGTGTCTGGCTCATCGTTGCACCTCCTGCCTACTCGGCCTTGTCGTCTTTGCCGCAGCTCTGGAAAGGGCCAGGGAACGGGACCACCCGACAGCGCCCCCCCTTGTCGGGGGCGGGATTCGGCGCTGTCTGCGAAGGCTCGGCCAGACCAGCAGCGGCGCAGGCCACGGACAGCCCCAACTCCATGCGCCGCGCCTGGACAGCGTGGGCCATCAGGTTGGTGCGCAGCATGCGCAGATACGCCCACTCTTCTTCTCCCACTTTTCCGCCCAGCACGCCGATGCTCACGGCGCAGGATTCCAAGTCTTGACTCAGCATTTTTTTCCACTCCAAAGGTTACACTGTTGGCACTCACGCCACTGGCGGAGCGCATAGGGGTTAGAGGTCGGCATGGGAGCGGCCCGGCGCGAGGCGCAGGCCTCCGGGCCGCGCGCCCCGCCATAGACGGGGCAGGGTTGCCCCAGAATTTCCATGATGCGCTGTTCCATGCGGCCCGTGCCGCCGGGATATTTGCCGTTGATCACAAGGCTCAGGCTGGATCGAGCCACGCCCAGGCGACGGGCTACAGCCGTAACGCTGCTGCCAGCTACGGCACTTTCAAGCAGGGCGGCGGCAGTGCTATTCATGAGATGCCCCCAAGACGATGATTTCACCCGTGTTACGGTCCGTGACGCACTTCTCCGCCCGGTTGTAGGCCGGGGCCAGTGCCCCATGATTTGACTCTGGCCGCAGATAATAGGCTTTGGTGCGCCCGGTCATACCGAGCATCCCGGCCCGGTACAGCGCCCGGCAGTAGTTGCGCAGATTTTCTTCCGCCCCTTTTTCCTCGCCGTCGCACAGCGTGGTCAGCAGATCGTCCACGCTGAAATGATCCCGCATCCGCATCACATTCCACGCCCGTTGCCGCAGGGTGCGCCCCTCGCTGGTCGCCGCCCGGCCTTTGCGCTGGCAGGGCAGAAATCCTTCCGCCAGTCGCGCCCGGCCTGCCTCAGTGAGGCCGTGCATGCCGCCCTCACTGTGAATAAGTTTGTGGTGGCGCAGGCAGCAGCACAGCTTGCGGACATATTCGCTGGACACGCCTATGCTGGAGGCCAGTTTCCGGGTGTACTGCGGCCCCTCGGATGCAAGCCGCTCCATAATGTTACGCACGGCATCCATGTCACGCCGCCTTGCGTACTTTTTTCGCCGTGCGGCTCTGCCAGTCATGGGCCAGTGCCACGCCTTCAAAATGCGCCACGTCCAGCGCGCCTTGGAGGCCGTTATCTTTGGCCAGCCGCTCGATCCCGGCCAGGATGTTCAGCACTTCCCGCATGCGCCCGGCGGAGAGCCGCAGCACTTCGGCGGACAGCGCCGGGGTCAGCTCGTATTCGCAAAGCTGTTTGCAGGCCAAGGCCACGTCCGCAGCCGTGCATGGCGTGAACTCCACTACCTGGGCGATGCGGCTGCTGATCTGCTTGAACCGATTGATATTGCGCTGTATCTGCTCCATGCCGATCAGCACCACCGTCACCTCTGCCCGATCCGAGAAGTCGCGTACCTTTTCCAGCACGGCGGCATTATCCCGCAAGGTAAACTCCGCCTCGTCCACAATGAGCGGGCACTGACGATCAACCAGCACGCGCAGGGCTCGGTCAAAAAGCTGCTGGGCCGTCCCGCGAGAGTCGATGTTCAGCGCCCGGCACAGCTCGGTCAAAAAATACTTGGGCGTCATGTCCACATTGGCGCGCAGAAAGATTGCCCCGGCGTCTTCCGCCCAACGGGATACAATGTGGCTTTTCCCGTATCCCGGCTGGCCATGCACCAGCATCATGCCCGCCTCAGCCGCGCCGCGCTGCTCCACGGCTTTGACTCCCGCAGCAAAGCGGGCGTAATTCTCTGTTTTCACAAAGGCTTTTTTCATGATCCCTCCTAGTCGATACCTTCAATTTCCAGTAGTTCACGCATGTCCGCGTATTCCTCGCCCTTGCGGTAGATTTTGATGAATGCCGCATCGGCCTCTGTCTGCTGCTCAGGGTGACGCCGCAGCCAGCGGAACCGTTCAAACTGGCTGACAAAAAGCGCCGGGCGCTGTTCTTCCGGTTCCGCCTCAACAGGGGCGGCAGCCGGGGCCGAGGTCAGGTCTATGCAGGGCCGTGTGCTGTCCGCCACGTCCAGGGCCGGAGAGGTGTCCCGTTCCGGCAGGATGATCTCAGCGCCGGGGGCCACGCGCTGGAGCTTGGCGTCTATGCGCCGCACCTGCTCTTTGGCGCGTTTTTCGCGGGCGGCTGCAATCTGGCTGGGCTGGAAATAGGGCCGGGTATTGCCTTCCAGTGCGGCCTCGCAGATGCGCCGCCCGTCCAGGGTCCAGCACCACACGCGGGAGCTGTCCCAAATGTCGTATCGGACCTCCACAAAGGCATCGTGGTAGTCGGCCAGCTCCGGCGCAAAATAGTTGCCATTCTGGAAAAGTACCCAGCCGTTGCGGCACTTGCGGCGCTCGCCCGGCATAAACAGCTCGCTCTCCATGCCTTCCGGCACACGCACCGGAGCAAAGCCGCGCGCCTCGAAAGAGCGCCAAAATTCGTCCGGCGAGTAGTGGCGCATACGGCCCAGGCTGTCGCGGTAGCGCGGCAGTCCCTTGTGCGGCGAGGAATTGTATTCTTCCACCCGCGCCAGCACATGCCTCTTGAACTCATCCCAGGTGGGCAGCACGGCGCGCTTACCCTTCGCAAGGGCCGCGCGGCTGCGTTTGAAATTTCGGTGGGCGGCATCGCCATCCATCAGCGCGCCCGTGTAGCTTTCCAGCCCTTGGGCGGCGCGTACCCACAATGTCTTGACGCCGCGCTCCATGAGGCCCTTGCCCTGTGGGCGTCCGGGGATGGCGCGGCAGGGTTCGATACCCAACCGTTGAAACATGCCCGTGCGGTCATCCAGCATCAGACGATTGAGGTAGCCGGGGCCGCCGTCGCTGTAGAACAGCGCCGGGATGCCGCCGAAGCAACAGGCCATGCGCAGGGAGTCCAACACCGTAAAACGGCTTTCAGCCAAGGCGATGGAGAGGCCGACACAGCGCCGTGTGGCCACATCCAGTACCGCCGTTACCTCCGGCTTAAAGGGTTGGCCGTTGTCGGGGTGCAGCACCTCGGCGTCAAAGGTGGTACCGTCCGCCGTGTACACGTCACCGGGCCAGAGTTCGGAGGTGTCGCGGCGCTGATAGGGGCGCAATTTCAACAGGGCGTTACCTGTGGCGCGGCCCGCCTCGCGTTCCGGTGCGCTCATCTTGGCCAGCAGGCGGCGCACTGCGTGGATGGAGGGCGGATTGCCCTCCCCGCGTGCTGCCAGCTCCCTGCTAAATTCGCTGTAGGCCAATGCTACGGATGGATGCTGCGGTTTCTGATAATGTCGCAAAAAATCGTCAAACCATGCGGGCACCGGGGCCGTTTTGCTCTGGCTGGGCAGCAGCCCGGCTTCGCCACGCTCGGCGTAATCCGCCATCCAGCGATAGAGGGTGCGCCGGGTCAGCACGCCGCCGCGCTTGCAGGCCGTGGCCATGGAAATTTGCTCCATGAGTATGGAGGGGAGGCTGCCCAGGCGCGAGGAGTCCGCCAGATGACGAATGGCCCCTTCTTTACCCAGGATGCCGGACATGCGCTCAATCTCGCGCACAAAGGCCAGACGGGCCGTGGCCACCGCGCGCTCACGGTCTGACGCGCCTGGAAATAGCGGTGTTGCGCTAGGGGCGGGCGTGTAGTTGATGGGCTGGACCGGAGCCGGAGCAGTGCCAAGCGTGGTGTTATTAATGGTGCCAACTACGGCGCGACTGTCCGCCTCTTGTGTGGCGTATTGTTGCCGCAACAGGCCGGAGGTTATGAGTTTGCGGGTTTCCTTGGGCATGCTGGACACGAGCCACAACTTGCCGCCGCCGCGTCCGAGACGCTGGACGGATTGCCAGCCTTCGCGTTTGGCGCGAGTAAGAACACTCTTGATGGCAACGCCCAAAAAACTGGCAATTTTTTGTGTCGTGTATGTCATATGAACGTCGCCCATCGTTTGTTCCTATCTGTCCGTCGTACGGGGATCGCAAAGATATTCTTCCGCCGCGCCATGCTCGCGTAGCCAATCCAGCACTTTGGGACTATGGATTTTCCCTGACAAAGTTCGGTAAATGGCCTCGCTGGAAACACCTAGATCACGCGCCAGAGCCGCACCCGTCAGCCCTTGGGCGTCCAACACTTCTTGCAGACGGCGGCGATATTTGGCGCGCTCAGCTCCAAGGGCCATTTTTTGGGCAAATGTCAGACTCACAGTTCATCCTCCAATTTGCGGAGCCGTTTTCTCATTTTCTTTTGTTCAATCAGCGTGCGGGCATATTCGCAGAGCTTGCGATCCTCTTCCGTCATAATGTCGAGCCCAAGAGGGCGGAGCATGGCGCGTAGAGGTGCCGGGCTCTCCGTGGCCAGACAAAAAGCCAGCACGGCAAGGAGGGACGGAGGATGGCTTTCATCCGAGGGTGACAACCATTTGTCCAGAGTATCTTTACTGATACTTCTGGTGTTGCCCGTGGTTAGCTTCACCCCGCTGGCGCTGGCCACCGCGTTGATCTTGTCCGGCAGCGCCTTGCGGCCTTCTCCCTCCGGCGCGCCCGCTACTGCGCGCATGGCCGCCTTGATGGCGGGCATGGCGCTGGTAAGCGGCGCGCAGTGGTCAAAGAGGGAGGCTTGGCGCATAAGGCTTCCTTTGCTTGTCCAAATCCTGTCAAATCGTGGACGTTGACCTTTTGTTTGTGGGCCGTTAATTTGATTTTAGTTTGGAAAACCAACCGCCCACGAATTTCTTTTAACTTAATACGGTTCAATGTCAACTATTTTTTAGGGTAAAACTTTATATTGCTCTAAAAATATGGTTTGAAAATAATTTCAGCCATATGCGAATATTGTCCGGTAAAAGTTAAAGGTAAAGGTTTGGGCAGGGAACTTTTACTATGAATACCCTTGGCGAGCGGATTAAATTCTTGCGTGGCGAAACGTCACAGGCGGCTTTTGCCGCCTCGTTGGGCATCCCCCAAATGACCTTGAGCAACTATGAAACCGGCAAAAGTGAACCAAAATTAGTTTTAATAAAAGCGCTGTGTGAACGCTTTCGGTTAAACACAGATTGGTTGCTTTTCGGACGGGAGCCAATGACTATAGATGGAAACTCCCCCGGCCTACCAGATGAAACGATATCCCCTCAGTGCGATGTTGAGCTAAAACTCATCCCGCTAGTCGAAGCTCGCATATCCGCAGGCCAAGGGAGTCTTGAAGTGGGGGCGACGAGTGAACGTAGTTATGCCTTTCGCATGGATTTTTTGCTGCGTAAGGGCAATCCTAATGCTATGGTGCTGATGCGTGTCGCTGGTGATAGTATGCAACCGGAGATAATGGACAATGACGTTGTGCTCATTGACCAAAGTAAAAAAGATATCATCCCCGGCAAAATATTTGCTGTGGGCTTTGAGGAAGCTATTTATTTGAAAAGGATAGATATGATTCCGGGCAAGGTGATTCTAAAAAGCGTCAATGAAGAGCGTTACCCGCCAATTTCTCTCGATGCACAAGGGGATATGGCCGAACAGTTCCGCGTCATTGGTAAGGTCATCTGGAGCGGGAGAGAATACCGCTAGAAGCCGAATATATTAGTGTCAATTCAAACGCAAAAAACGCGCGAAAAGCAGCAAAGAAGCTGATATTTTCGCGCGTTTTTGTTTTTGCTCTGCATCCGCCACAAACCTACGGCCCAAGCGAGCGCGCCGGGAAATTGCCCCTCATTTCGGTAGTGCCATTTCTATCGCTACCCTAGTCCAGCGTGCCCCGGCCGGAGGCTTTTGGTTCGCCGCGTTCACCCCGGCTCCAGAGCCGCCAATATACGTTTCGCGCGGCCCACCATATTTCCCGGTCGGCGAGGCCCACGTCGGCAAAGCCATGCATGGGACGCGGGCGGCGGTTCAGACAGATTTCCTGTCCGGCCAGGGGGCGGAAAAGGGGGGCTTCCCAGGTCCAGGCCACAAGGCCCGGCAGAACAGCGGTGGTGGAACTTCCGGCGGGATGGACCCGCTCCAGCAACAGGCGCAGGCGTTGATCCGGCAGGTCCTGTACGTCCCGCACCCGGCCGCAGAACCGCGCCGGGGCTTTGTCCGCATCCGCCGCCAGCCGGGCGGGAGACGCGTCGGCTGACGGGTCCGGCGGCGCAAGCTGCCAGCGGGCCACGGCCAGACCGCCCAGAACCAGAGTCGCGGCCAGGGTCAGCCGGGCACCGCGCCAAAGGCGTTTGTCCGCCAGGGCCAGCAGCAGGGCGCAACACAGGGCGGGCAAGAGCCAAACCGCCGCCGCCACGCCCGCGATCCAGAAGCCGAGATAGACTTGCCAGAGCAGTGGCGCTTGCAGGGGCGGGTGGCGCATGGCGCTCCTCGGCCTTTCGCGGGTGGATTACGTTTTGTTGAAACAGCGGGCGTTGAGGGCTGAGCCTAGGCCAGTTCGCGGGCCAGATCCCGTTCTTCCGCACGCCGTTTGAGCGTATCACGGTGGTCGTGCAACTTCTTGCCCCGGCCCAGGGCGATTTCCAGCTTGACCTTGCCGCGTTTGAGATAGACGCGCACCGGCACCACGGTCAGGCCCTTCTGGGCCACCAGGCCCGCCAGCTTGGCGATCTCACGGGCGTGCAGCAGCAGGCGGCGCGGCCGGTCCGGCTCCTGCGGGGCGTAGCCGGCGTTGGCGTAGGGGGCCACATGCAAAGAGAGCAGCCATGCTTCGCCGCGTTTGAATTCAACATAGCTGTCGATGAAGTTTACCTTACCGGCGCGGATGCTTTTGACTTCCGGGCCGGTCAGAGCGATGCCGGCCTCCAGAAACTCGGAAAGTTCGTAGAGATGACGGGCCTTTTTGTTGACGGCAATGGTGGAAGGCGGTGTTTTCTGGCTCAT